GAGAGAGAAAAAAGTCTTTCCAGTAGAAGACTCTCCAGCAATAGCAGTAATCTTATTCCCAGATACACCACCAAATATGCTACCTGAAACCAGTGCATTAAAAATGTATGAACCCGTATCAACATAAGTTTCCGTTTCGTCAATATCAGAAGCAAGTTTAGTGTACTCTCCACCAACTTCTTTTACAATTTCTTTAAGAAAATCCATTAAATTACCATCCCGTATTCTTCACGAAGTATTTTTTTATAAGGCAAACCTTGTTGCCTTAGTTCTTTTACAAGTTTTAATTTTTGATATAGTGCCACATCTCCACCCAGACATAAAGCACTAATAATTGTATTCAGTTCTTCATCAGTAATAGGTAAATCCATTAAACAAAAAATGATTCAAGGTTTGCAGTTTTCTCTACATTCCAACCAATCGCGTCTAAAATTGCTCTAAAAGGTTCTAGAAATGCTTTCTCAAATTGTAGTTCATAATCAATGTATTTGTCAAGGTCAAGTTCCTTAGGAAATTCTTGAATAAACGAAATAATATTTTCTCTTATAATATTTGGTTTTTTTAAGTAAATGAATTTTACTTTTTCACCATTATTAATTAATGAATATTTGTTTGTGAGATTTTTTTGTTTAATATAATGATTGAACAATAATGCTCCTCTGATGTGAACTGGAGTTCCTTTAATATAAATGTGAGATGAGGATTGATATTTTCTAACATCAGAAGCACTTCTAGGAAATGCAATCTGTTCTGGAGGTAACTTTTTAAAATTAATGCGACATTGTTCAATAAAATCAATCACATCATCTTCAGTACCAGTCATCATTATTTTAAAACCATCTTTAAACATTTTTCGACATGGTGCTGGTGTTGACGACTTAATTGCCTCAATACCTTTAATTTTCAGTTTAGGTTCTTCATAACGAACACCTTCACTATCCCACACATTAAGAATATATCTTTTTTTAGCAGTCCAAATTCCTCTATCAGCAATACATTCACGCTTCATGAACATTTTTTGATCATAAGCATTTACATAGTCTGCCAATTTTTGGTAAGAACTTTCAATATACTTTTCAAGTTCCACTTTACAGACCTTATCAAGGAACGAAACAACGCCTTCAGGAGTTTTCTCTCTTCCCTTGAATACTGCGTCAACAAAAGGACCCATATTAACGTAAAGAGAATCGGTATCAGAAGCAATAACATAATCAACAGTATCAGTTTTAAGAACTTTATTTAAGTAACTATTTACAGAATTCATAATCCACTGAATGGATACTTGACCTGAGAGTGTGATTGCCTCAGCATTTGCTAGTTTAAAATATCTAAAGTATTGATTACCAATAGCACCATAAGCAGAATTAAGTTGAATTTTACGTGCCATTTGAATGTTATTACATCTTGCAATCTCTTTTTCAAGTTCTTTGGTTTTTTTAATTTCATATTCTTGCTCAGCAGCAAGCATTTTCTTTTTAAAAATTACACGTTCATTATAAATTTTTTCCATCAATTCTGGAAGAAATCCTCGCACATCTTTACGGTACATAGCACCGTTAGCACATACAGCATAATCATTGTATTTTTCAAAAGTGATTTGTTGATTTAAAATTTTATCTACATTTACTGAAGGATGCCTTTCTTCCAAAAGTGTTTCTGGAGAAATATTATATTGCATAATAAGATGAGGATATAGGGAGTTCAAGTCAAAACTCACCACCCAATCATACGCTCCTGGAATTGGTTCCTTTACATACGCACCTGCATATTTTGATTCTTTATCAGATCTTTCATTTGGGGGAATTACAATATCACGTTTTTTTAGATAATTGTAAATGATTGTATCCCACATGCGAACTTGAGAAAATACATCTTCATAATTCGCTTTAGCATCATATGCCATGGTCAGCGCAAGTTCAATCAACTTCATCTTGTCTTCCATTCGGTCAACAAGTTCTACGTCGATAATGTTATATTCTACAAACTTTTGCCATCCTTTCGTGTAGAAATCTTTAAAAGTCTCAAATTCAGAGTGATCAAGTTTTTTCTGTCCAAGTTCAACTTCAGCAATATAATCTAGACGATAAGACTCCTGTGCTTTGTAAGTAAATTTCTTATAAAGATCAAGATAATCTAATTGAGAAATACCACCAATATCATAAGAAATATTTTTTCTACCAGAAATATAAACTTCATCCTCAGTCACAAGACCCCATGGGGATAAACGTTTCATTAACTTTTCACCAAGAACCCTGTCAATTCTACGAACAAGGTATGGAATGTCATACAATTTACTATTCCAACCAGTAACAACTTCTGGCGTATTATCCATCCACCAATGAATAAAATCATTCAAAAGATCATACTCATTATTGAATTGTTTATAGTAAACATTACCCTTGGTTAGTTTAAATGGTCCTTTACCCCAGGTTACAAGTTCTTTAGTAGAATAATCTTGAACTGTGATAAGTAAAACTTCTTCAGAAGCACTTTCTACATCAGGAAACCCATTTTCTGATGCAACCTCAATGTCTAATGTTAAAAGTTTTACTTTACTAATATCAAATTTAATTTCATCTTCTGGATAATTTTCAGCGATATATTGGTAAATATATCGCTCATTTCCATAGATTTTAAAACCTTCTACATCGGTATATTTTTTAATAAATTCCCTACATTCTCTTACGGTTCCAGGTTTAATTGCTTCTACAGTTTCACCAGTTAAAGTTTTATATTTTGTTTTTTTATTTGAAGGCACAAAAAGAGTCGGAAAAAATTTCTCTCGGATCATGAAATGTTCTCCATTTTCATAACCACGAACAAGAAATTGATCTCCGACCATTTGGACGTTGGTGTAGAACCTCATTACTTAGTCATGTCACCGTACAGTTCCAGCAGTCTAGCAGTTGGTTCAACGATAGTCAAGATCTTATCGGAGTGAACCATGAACTCATCTTGCTTAGTAAAGTCAGACATCCAAGGTTCTAAATTAGGTGGCATCCCATCAATTGGATTTTTTTTGACCACAAAAGGTTTAATTAATTTACAATCAGGTTCCCCCAATTCAGATCCAACTTCTTCAATAGAAGAAATTACCACATCATTATTAACAAAAATTAGAATTTTAATCATCTTAACAATCTTCACACCCATCAGTTAATACTACATTATGCTCAGAAACATCCTCGCTCATTTTTAATATATCATATAGATACATCTTATTCAGATCCTCAATTGGATCAACTAAAGTAACAACCCAATCTAAAGGTACAGTTACCCTCTCACTTTTACCTAATGATATCCAAGGTTTTAAACTAATATCAAAAGAAGTTTTTCCTGTTTTCTCATTTAAAACAGGTTCTGTAGTATGAATAGTGCATGGTTTTATGAAGAAATACCCAACAAGTTTATCTTCATAAATCATTTCTTCTACTTTACTTATAAGTTGACTTCCAGTTTTAATAACTGCAATTTTTATAGACATAATATCATTCAGGTGCGCTTTCTGTTTGATTTTCTTCAGCAACTTCTTCTTGATTTTCTTCTGGCGCTTGAGGACCAAAAAGAATATCAATTGCTTCTAGTCCACCAATAAGTTTCATCAAGTAATCTCTTTTATTTTTAAGTTCTGTTTCAGAAACATTAATTTCTGAAATAAGAGCATCCCTCTGCTTTTGCAGATCTTTTCTTAGTAATTCTTGTCTTTCTTCCATTTCATACTCCTTTATATTTTAATTAAAAGTATACTACAATTAAAAAGGGGAGTCAATTCTGGTTTTTGCCAGAACTCCCCTAATGTGTCTGTCCGACGATATTTGAGAGGTAGCCAATCTTATTTATTCTCCCCCGTCACCACCATCACCACCATCACCAGAAGCACTGGATGATGATCTTTTAGGCACCGCTCTTCCAGATCCAATATTAGTCACCCTTCCTTTATTATAAATTTTATGTGCTTTAGCATTATAATATGGAATTGTTTTAAGTTCACTTATAAATTGGTGGAAGGTTTTCATATAAGTTTTTTCTTTTATTTAGAGATAATCTTTACGTTTATGGTGTTCTGGTACAATTTTTCCTAGAGTAATAGTCAAAAGCCCATCCTCAAAATCAACTGATCTAACTTCCGTATCATCAGAGAGTGTCCATGAACGTGTAAATGACCGTTGAGCCAAACCTTTGTGGACATACTTAGTTTCAGTTTCCTTATCTTCTTTCTGACCTTCGATAAAGAGTTTACCATCTTGTGTGTAAACATAAACTTCATTCTTTTTAAATCCTGCAAGTGCGAGTTCCAAACGAGATTCGACATTACTAATCTGAACTAGATTATATGGAGGATAATTGGAAGTAGTCTCATGAATACTAAAAATACGATCAAAATATTCATCTAATCCAATACTATTGCGAGTAATTCTATCCATTAGTGCAGGAAGATCCGCAGTAGTATACCTTGTTAGGTTAGTCATTATAGTATCTCCTTTAAAAGCGAGTTTGTGTTTTGTGGACCCTTTCGGCGTCCTCAATTATTATATATCAAAAATAAAAAAAATCGGAACGGTGTAAAACCGAACCGATTTGGGTATGTTCCGAACTCGTAGAGACCGCACGAAAATCACTACATTTTATTTATCACTCATCTTCTTGAGTTTTAGTTTTTTTGGATCCAATATTGTACTTTTGTTCTAAGATCCATTCGTTTTTATCTTTATAAGAAAGAACCTTAATCTGATTTAATGGGGCAATATCAGCGATACTTTCTGGATCGACAATAGTGATGAGACCCCAATCAGAAAGTAAACGAGCAATACGATTACGACGCTGAACATCATTAACCGTAAGATTTGCATGTTTACCATCTAAAGCAAACAGTTCTTTAAAGTGGGTGATATAGTACCTACCCTGCTTATGCAAAATGTGGCAACTCTGATAGAGTTTTTTCTCCTTTCTTGATGCAACTCCGATACGTGTCAAAGTTTCACGAACTTTCAGAAAATCATCAGGTTCATTAAGAATAACTTCCACCATCATATCAGGTGTCCAATGCACTTGTGGTTCAATAGTTTGATTAGTCATTTTGTTCCGCCAATATCAAGTCGTTGTTTAATAAAATCGAGTTGTGATTTTGATAAGATATTTAAAGCTTGTGATGCTTTTTCATTACTATATCCATAGTACTGTTTTACACATTCCAAATCTTTAATTTTATCTTTTCGGAGCCAAGGAGAAAATCTCTTTCGCTTCCTCAGTGTATTTATATAAAATGAATATTGCATATCTTTATCTATATGATGAAATTT